GCTATGAACGAAGCTAAGAAGTTAGATCATAAAAAAGCTGCTGAAGAAAAGAAAAAGAAAGAAGCGGAAGCTAAGAAGGTTGCTGACAAAAAAGCTGCAGATAAGAAAAAAGCGGCTGAGAAGAAAAAATAAGTAAAGTAATATTTATACTAAATACAACTAAAAATGCCAGTATTAGACCCAAATGAAATAATGTTTACCGCGTTCGAACCTACAGTATCGAATAGATTTGTAATGTACATCGACGGTATTCCTTCATATATGATTAAAAAAGCAGACGCTCCAGGTCTTACTTTAAACGAGATCAAATTAGATCACATCAATGTTTACCGTAAGATTAAAGGAAAAGCTGAGTGGAGAGATATCACATTATCTTTATACAATCCAATCAGCCCATCAGGTCAAGAAGCTGTAATGGAATGGGTACGTTTACATCATGAGTCTGTAACTGGTAGAAACGGTTATTCTGACTTCTACAAGAAAGACGTAAACTTGTCAATCTTAGGTCCAGTTGGAGATATCGTATCAGAGTGGATTTGTAAGGGCGCTTTCATCAAAGAAACAAACTTCGGAACTTACGATTGGTCTACTTCAGATCCTACTGAAATCAGTTTGACTTTAGGAATGGACTACGCTATCTTGAACTTCTAAGATACAAATAACGAATATAAAAGAAAGGCCGCCTCACCGCGGTCTTTTTTTGTTCCCGGAAATTTTAATAGTTTATATTTATTTAAAATAGTTATTACATGTCAGAATCAAAGTTTACAGTACCTACCGAAATGGTAGATCTTCCTTCAAAGGGTTTATTATACCCAAAAGACTCTCCATTAGCATCAGGCCAAATTGAAATTAAATACATGACCGCAAGGGAAGAAGACATTCTTACCAATGCGAATCTGTTACGTCAGGGCTTAGCCATTGAGAAGATGCTTAAATCTATCATTAAGACTCCTATAAGCTACGAGGATCTGATCCTGGGCGACAGGAACGCTATCCTTATTGCGGCTAGAATATTAGCTTACGGTAAAGACTACTCTTTTAACTACTTCAATCCAAATACTATGGAATCAGAAGTTGTAAAGGGCGACTTACAATCTGTTAAGTACAAGACAGTCGATACCTCTTTATTCAATGAGAAGAACGAATTCTCTTTTGAATTGCCTTACACTAAAAACTCTATTACTTTCAAAGCTTTAACGATTGCAGACGATAGAAAAATCGACGAAGAGATCAAAGGCATGAAAAAGAATTTAGGAGAAGCTGCACCAGGTTTATTGACTACAAAGTTAAAACATCAAATCACATCTGTTAACGGAGACTATTCTACAAAGACCGTTAGAGACTTTATTGACTCAGGCGCATTACTTTCAAGAGATTCTATCGAATTAAGAAGATTCATCGAAAGTGTTATTCCAGACATCGACACAAAGATTACTTTTACTACTAAAGGTGGAGAGGAGGTCACTGACGAGCTGCCAATGACAGCCGAGTTCTTTTTTCCCGGGAGCGGAATATAGAGGCGTATTTATGACTGAAGTCTTCGACCTCGTTTATCATGGGGGCGGAGGTTTCAATTATACTGAAGTCTGGAACATGGATATCCCAAAGAGGAAATTCAACATAAAAAAGATAAAGGAGCACCTAGATAGATTGCAAGAAGCTCAGAACGAAAACGACAAGGTTATTACTGAGCAAACTGATAAGAGTAAGGTTCAAATGCCTGATGCAGTTAAGCAAAATCTTCAGTCCAAACCTTCTTACGTAACAAGCAAGGCAAAACCTAAGGCTTAAATATTTATTTGTAGCCATGTCAAACGAAAACAAAAATAATAACCAATCTTCAGGTCAACAAAAAGGTCCATCTCAAAGCGCTCAATCAGTAAATGATGTAAAAGCGCTTAAAGAAGGCTTAAAACAGTTGGTAAGAGAAGGCGAAGACTTTAACGACATTATTAAAGACCAAGTTAGAGAGTTAAACAAACTAATTAACGGTTACGATAAGGTTAGATCTTCTATAGATGGTTTTAGAACTTCTAGCTTAGACGTTAAAAGAATCCAAGGCGATATAAACAGAGTAACAGCTCAATCTTTCATACAAAGGGCTAAGATAACAGAAACACAAGTTAAGTTATCTGAGAATCAATTAAAAGACGCTGATAACTATTTAGCGGCATTACAAAAGAGACAAGATGCAGAGAAAGAGTTAAATGATGCAAGAGCTGCAGAAGACGCCAGAGCAATATCAGAGGCTAATAAAAAGTTAAACTCTGCAGAAAGAGAAATAGAAAATAGACAAGCACTATTAACTCCATTAGAAGCAGAATACGTAGCGAGAAAAAAGAGTTTAGACGTTTCAGAATTAACAGCCAAAGAATTAGACATTCAGTTAAAGAAAGAGAAACAGATTCGTAACTCTATAGGATTAACAGGAATTGCAGCAGAAAACTTTGCTAAAAAACTTGGAGTTGGAGAAGATGTTTACGAAGCGATGATTTTCAAAGCTAGAAAACTTCAAGCAGAACAAGAAGCAGCAGCAGTTAAAAGAGCAGTAGAAGGAAAAGCCCCATTAACTGGATTACAAAAAGGCTTACAAAGTGTAGGAAATAAATTTAAGGTTTTTGGAACCGGAATGAGTGAACTATTTAAGAGCGCAGTTTCCTCTTTAGCAGATCCAGCAGTATTAGCCGTAGTACTAAGTAAAATAGGCAAAGGAATATCTAATGTATTTAAGAGCGCGGCAGGTATTTTAGGAAGTGCAATGAAGGGAATAGGTGGTGAATTAGCGGAAGGACCTATTCAAAATCTTACAAAACCAATTAGCGGATTATTAGAAAAAATACCGTTAGTAGGTGGATTGTTGGGTGGAGTTGTAGATCTAATGGCAACTTTCATGGACTACTCTATGAATGCCAATTCTCAGTTCGTAAAAATGGGTCGCGAACTTGGTTTAAGCGCAGACGAATCTCAAAAACTAGCAAACAACTTTAGTAATTACGCGAACAGCACTAACGATGTTTTCGTAAATTCTAAAAAACTATACGAAGCTCAAATTGGTCTTAGCAAACAATTGGGCACTACTGCAATTCTTTCTAACGAGATACTTAGCACTAATATTAGATTAAAAGATGTATTAGGTTTAGAAGAAGACATACAAGCAAATATAGCTCAAACTTCTGTAATTACTGGAAAAGAATCGGCGAATATTGTTGGAAATGTAATTGCACAAGTAAACAATCTTAAAAAAGCAGGATTAGCTACTCAAGACTATAAAGCGGTATTAAAAGAGGTAAGCAATTTAGGAGGCTATTTAGGATTATCTTTTGCAAAGTATCCAGAAAAACTTACTAAAGCGGTATTGCAAACTAAAGCAATGGGTCTAGAATTAAAACAACTAGATTCAATTGCAGATTCTTTCTTGGATTATGAGTCTTCTATTACAAAAGAGATGGAAGCTCAAATCTTGACGGGTAAAGAAATCAATTTAAACAAAGCAAGAGAGGCTTTCTTAAATAACGATTTAGTTACTGCAGCTGAAGAAATTACAAAACAAGTAGGAAGCACTGAAGAGTTCTTAGGAATGAACAGAATTGCTGCAGAGTCTTTAGCGTCTACTTTCGGTATGACTAGGGACACGATGGCAGATATGTTAAAGAAGCAAGAGTTCTTATCTAAGATAGGAGCAAAAGAAGGTCAGTCAGCTAAAGAGCAGTACGAACTAGCTAAAAAGAAGTTTGGTACATTACAAGAGATTACTAACGAACAAGAAAAGCAACAATACCAAGCTTTAGCTTCAGGAGCAGCTAACGAAAGATTAGCCGCATTGATAGAAAAAATTAAACAGGGTTTCACAGATCTTATATCTAATTCAGGAGTTAGCAAGTTCATAGATAAAGCGATAGCATTTATGTCAAATCCAAATGCAATTGCTGGAGTTGTGAACGGTTTTAAAAACTTTTTTGCTACAGTTCTAGAAGCTGTAGGAAGTTTTGTTAATGGAGCTGCTAAAATTGCTAATTTCTTTTTATTCGGAGATAACGAAATACCAGAAGATTACGGAGATAGTATCAAAGGCTTTGCTCAAAACTTAAGAGGCGGAAATTTAGGAAAATTAGACGACGGTGGATTTGTTCAAACCTCTGGAGTTGCAGAAGTTCACTCTGGTGAAACCTACTTAGGAGCTAACAGTTTACAGTTGATAAAAATGACCGCAGAAAACTCAAGAAAAACTGTAGAGTTATTAGCTAAGCTTGCGACTCAAAAACCTGATGGTGGAAATTCACAAGTAAGATTCGTTACAGGAAACGTAGTATTAGACGGAGTTCCAACCGGTAAATTAATGTTAAACAGTTTCGAAAACAACTCTTACACAAAATTCGACACAACTAGATACACTTCTTAATGCCACTAAACTATAATTCACCAAATTTACAGGATTCAGTTTTCTTAGATCAGAAGACAGACTTTACTACGTTGAAATACGGAATGGATCAACCGCAAGGAGGAAACTCTGGTTTACCTTACGTTAAATTTCCAATGCAAGACGCTGGACCCGTTACTAATTCTATTCTACAATTTTATCAAAGAAACAGAAACAGTTTAGATTATCCTATAAGAGGTGGATCGGAATTGGACCCTGGAACTGGAACTGCTAGAAGAACTTTAACAGGCGAAATAGATCAATTAAGAATATCAAAATTTCTTAAAGACGGTTCAAGAGGACCAGCTTTTTTGAAAAAACAAGTAGAGTTACAAAAAACCAATCCTAGAATGGAAACCACACAAGGTTACCAAGCTACTTCGTTTGGTTCTATTCCTAATACGTGGATATACGATCCAAGTGGAAAAAATT